TTTTAACGACCTTACTTGATATTTGAGCCATCTTTACACCCATAGCCAAATGTAGCTTCTGAATGGTCTTTTTAATGGCTTTATCGCTAATTGCGTTGTAGTCTAATGTACGGCAATAGGTATTCACTTGTTTTTGTAGTTCTTTTTTGAACTTCGGTGAATATTGTTTTAATGCGTTGGCATATAATTTTCTATAATCTTGCCAAATCATTTTATGGGTTTTGGTCAGGAATAGTCAAAGGTTGAAATTGGTCAATAGTTTGCAATCCTGTTGGGATATAAAGTTTCTCTAATTCTTCGGTAGGGATATAATCAGGCACTTTGATATTCATTATTTCCAACTTTTGTTTAGGACTAATCCACCACGCTTTATCAAGCCATTCAGTTTGCTCAACTTTGTTTGCTTCTAATTCGCCAAATACTGAAATGTCATAATCAACATAAAGATTTGTTCCTTTATAACCCCAGTCGCTATGTAATTTCCTATTAAGATTATCAGTCAAAGAATTAAGTAATGGGATGGCACAACGAAGTGTTAATGCCTTTTCCCCTTCTCTTTGATTGTTATATGTCTTTGAATCGCTATCGTTTAAAAGTTGACTAGGTACTCCGTAAATGTTACAAAGTGCTTTTAAATCCCATTTTTCCGATTCAATGATATTAAGTTCCACAGGTGAAAGTCCGATTTGTTTCCAATCTACTTTATAACCTGATACCGCAATTGAATTGTAGTTTAAACTTCCACCTTTTTCGCTTACTGCCTTTTTAAGTGCTTGTGCTTGTTGTTGCCCACTTGTAGGGTCAAAGCGGTCATCATTCATAAATAAAACTCCAGCAGGTCCACCATTTTGGAATGATGCAACGGAAGCAGTTTTAGCTTCGTTTGAACGAGTTAAGTTTTTAGCAGCAGCCATCAATGGACTTTGACCATAAAGTTGATTTCCTGTTACATTCCATTGTGGATTGAAATACTTATCGTGTAAGATTTCTTTTGTATCAAATGCCCACATCACACCATAGTAAAGTTGATACCCTACTCTTGTAGGTGGGAATACATTAATATCAGCTATGATTGCCATATACTGACTAGGAAGTGCAAACAATTCATAAGGTTTCCCTTGATTGTTTCCAGCTTCAATCATTTTTGCGTAAATGAAAGTGTTTCCTGTAATTAGTTTAAATCCACACCATTGTTCAACAAAATCACTCCAAGTATCTTCAACATTTGGATATTTAAGCAACTCGTTTAATCGTTGGTCGCCTGTATAAAGTTCGTATGCCTTTTTGTGTAATGTTTCTAGTTCTTTTAAGTTGATGTCTTTTTGTGCAGCCATTGCTTTGTATTTCTTTGCTGCCCTTTCATCTACAACCCTATATACATTGAATGGTGCTAATTTAGCTTTGTCAGTGATTAACTTAACTATTGAATAAACAATATCATTTGCTACATATCCATCATCAACAAAACTTTTAGAATCTCCGCCTTGCCAAGTTACAATACCTTTTTCTATTGCTATTTGCGAACTCAAAGGAATTGTTGGAAATAGTGTGTTAATCTTCTTTTTACTGAAGATGTCAAATAAACCCATATTATTAGAATTTAAACAAAGTTAAAGAAATTATACTAAAATACACTTACTGAAAATTTAGGTTTGGTTAAGTGAGTGAATACTGCATACCTTGAAGCATCCAAAGCATCATCATTTGCTTTGACAGGTTCTTCAATTACATTATCGTTTTTATCCTTTTTCCATTTGTAAGACATAAATTCCCTGCGTAGGTTTTGGCTATGAAAGTGAATGTTTATAGGATAAGATTTCATTTTAACTATTCCTGCCCACACATCTTTTTGAGCAGGTTTAATATTAAATCCTTGTCGGTAAAGTTCCTCTATTGATTTGGGTTCGGCTGCATCTGCGTAGATGGTTGCTCGTTCAGGCACTTTCTCTTTTATCAATCTTGTAAGGTCGGATAGTGTAAGACCACTTTGATAAATGATTTCCTCAAAGTAATTTTCTCCTTCGTGATGTGTAACCTTTATGAGTGCAGCTGGATGCACATAACCAAAGTCAAGCCCATAAAATACATCGCCTTCAGGTGCTGTGTCGTATTGTTTCCATTGGGTGTATATTAGTTCTTTTGCTGCACCTCGTTCTCCTAATCCGTAAACCTTCCACATAAAGTCATCAGGTAGGTTTTTATACTGTTCAATGTTTTTTATTTGTGATTCGGATAGGTTAGGCAGGTTGTTTAAGTAGGTAGAATGAATGCGTTTGTTTTCAGGATTGTCGGCTATCTCGTAAACCCAATTGACAAAGTCAGCAGGATTCCAATCTAGAAATACCTTGCCTGTGGTTCGCATTAGTAATTGGTCGTATAAAGTTCTTTTTATTAAGTTGGCTTCGTTTATGAATAAAACATCCCTTGCTGGTCCTCTAGCCTTGCTTTCATCTTCAAGTCCAAACAGTTCAATGTAAGACCCATTTGGGTAAGTGTATATAAAATCGGAAAAGCTAAAGTCATTGTCTTGCCATAAACCCCAATTCTCCATTATAGATTTAAAATCTCTATAAACTCCACGTTTGATATGTGGAAGGGAATGCGAAACAATTGAAATCCTAGTCTTTGGATTGTTATAGGCAATCTCAATTAATAACTGAACAATGGAATAAGACTTGCTTGAATTATGTACTAAAAAATCATCTCCAGCATTTATATAATAATTATGCTCATTTTGTACTGATATGTCATAACAGGTATCTAATTCAATATACTCCCAAGATTCAATATCATCTAAACTTATTTCACGTGAGACCATATTCCCCTCCTTTGATTTACGATGTCTTTAATGTGGGCTTCCGATATACCAAAGTGTTCAGCTAATTTTTTTCTGCCATAATATCTCCCACCATTTGCAGCAACTTTTCTAATAAATAAAATATCTTCATCTATTAATTTTGAATTACCATTTAAAACTCCCCTTTTTGGCAATTGCAATCCAATATCAAAAGAATGTTTGCAATTGTAACTATGGGTACAATATTCAAGGTTTTTAACACTGTTATCAGTTTTTATGCCGTTTATGTGGTTTATTAGATATCCTAAAGGTCTTTTTCCTATAAATGTTAAAGCAATCATTGAATGAACTGTTATAGTATGATATTTACCATCATCACCCTTAAGCATAGTTTTTAAATAACCATCGTGGCTTTTAGCTGGTTTTAACTTAACTAACTTTTGCGTTTTTTTATAATTTGTAGAGTATAAATCTCCTTCTTCAGTAGCCATATATAGGCTATAATTTGGTATTGTTTTCATTTAACAAAGATAAGATATTTTTTATCTCAATCCACCTTCCACGAAAATAAAATTTATGGTCATCAGTACATTCTATTAATTTTCCGTTCTTTAATTTAATTCTAATTGCCTTTTTAGTATTCTTGAACTTATGTGTTTCAATTACCTCATTCCATCCATTTTGAGTTTTAACTGCATCTCCTTCTTGAATGTCTTGTATTGGGATTAACCCATTCATTGTACGGACTAATGTATTAGCACCAAAACACCTTGTGCCACCTTCATTGCAAATGACAGGATAATTGCCTTCGTATGCTCTTTTATTGGCAAAGAATACAGGTGTTGCATTAATCTTCAATTGGTTTGCATCGGTCATCTTCTTGTATTACTATTTGAACGCTACCTTGTATGTTTGCGTTTATGTCGGTTGTTTGTTTTGCTCTACCTTCTAATCGGTCAAGTATCTCCTGATAAGCCCTTAAATCGGATTTCATTGCCTTTGCAATTATCTTCATATCTAACTGTTCAGCTATTGTAAACTCCTCATCTTCTCCTGTAACAGGGTTACGCACTTTAGTAACGAGTTGTAGTAAACGCAGTAAACGAGTTCTTGAATTAGGCACTCCTTTAGGTCTGCCATTAGGGTTTGCATTGTTCCCTTTTGGGAATGGGGTTAAGTTTTGTTCATTTGCCATAATCTCACGATTGTTTCACGATTCTTACAAAGTTACACCACAATTCGGACAAGTCGTACCTCCGATGGCATTGTCCTTTGGTTGTTCTATATCATTTGCGAATGCTGGTATATCTAATCCCCAATTATCTAGGTCTTGTATGCTCCATTCGTTTGCCAATAAATCAAAATCCCAATCTCCTGTACTTACATTATCACGAACAATAAATTGCTTCTTTTGTTCTTCGGTTAAGTTGTTAGCGTGTATTACAGGCACATCTTTAAGACCAGCTTCTATACAAGCACGATACCTTTGGTTACCACCCAAAATGACATTTTTTTCATCAATAACTATTGGGCGAAGATTAAGCATTTCAGGGAACTCCTGAATAGATTTAACCAATAACTTGAATTTAGCATCTCTGCAAATTCTTGGATTGTTTGGGTTTGGTTTGATTTCGTTGATGTTCATTATCGGTTTTTTGTGTCGGTTCTTATTGAATGTACTTGAACTTTAGATGGGATGTTTTTAATGGTTAATTGATTTCCACATTTAAAGCATTTTACTTTGGTAACTTCTAATAAAGATTGCCAAACGTAATCTTCGGTTATAACACCACACTTGCACTTATATTCTCTTTTTGCGAATGTATCTTTCATCGCCCTTGCCTATTATATGGTTTAGTTGGTTTGTCTTTTGGACCTTTTGTTTTTTTGTATTTACCGCATTTCCTTTTGCCAAATGATTGTTTTGCGTTTCCTGTTAACTTCGCCATTTAAACGTATTTTTCCATTATTTGAAATAATTCATCCCTTTGCCACTTTTTAACTCTATTGTGAACGGCTTCATATTCTAATTCCTTAACGGCTTTTTCGCCAATTCTTTCAACTAAACCTATTCGGTACATAGCTTGGTTCCCGTGTTTAAACATATTGCATCCAGCACACTGAAGGTGTATATTCCATTCGTTAAACCTTAAAGCACTAAATCCTTTAACGCTAAAATAATGACCTGCTTGGTTTCCGTTATTACTTCCGCAACTAATACAAGGCAATCCCTCATCGCGACGTCTGACGTAAGCGTTCACTATTTTTTGGGTTTTTTCAAGTAGTTTAGGAAGTGGTGTTACTGCCATATTGCAAATTTAATACTTTATTGTTCTAAAAACAACTATTCGGTCTTTATGGGTAAATCGTTTCTTATTTACAGGATTTAAGGATTGTTTGATTTGGTATTCATTTACTCCTGTTATTCTTTTTGCGTAGGATATGGATTTAAATATTATTTCTTGTTTTGTGTCTAGGTATATCATTCTCACAGGCATTGCGTTTTCGTGTCCTTTCATATATTCTTTTTAGTTCATAGTATAAATCAAATGTTACCAATATGGTAATGGCTAGGATAAATCCTATAAATATCCTTGTAAACTCAATTGTCATTTTAAATAGTTCTTTCATAGTTTATTTATTTTAATTAATTAAATCCAATTCTATAATGTCAAAACTACCTTCTTGATTTATTGTTTTAATATAATTTATAGCATTACTCCAATTTGTAAAAACTTTAGAATGATTAAAATAATAACCTTCATATATAACAGCTTCTACCACTAAATAGCATTTCATAGGTTATTTGTTTTAGTTATAAGTTTGTCAGGGTAGGATTTGAACCTACAACCTCTAAGGGTTTGCTGTTCTTACGGGAAGCAAGCGTGTGCCATTTTCGCTACCTGACATTATTTATTGTTTGATTTTATATTGTTTAACCCAGATAGGTATTAAATAGAAATACCAAGTTTTTCTTCTTACATAATAGTAATTTTCATCAGTGTATAAATACACATCTAAATCGTGAAATCCTTTAAAATCTTCTTTGTTCATAGGTTATTTGTTTTTTAATTTATCTATATATGATATTGTTTTTAAAATACCAATACAAAATAAGCTTAGGCTTACATACAACAAATAAATATCTATTAGGGACATTGCAATAAATCCTAATAAATACCCAATTGATATAATTGTCGTACTTATTATTTGACTAATTATTATATTTTTTTTCATAGGTTATTTGTTTTGGTTAACTGATTGCCCATATTAAAATGGCTGATGTAATTATTATTAATAAAATAATTACATCAATGGATGTACTATCCTTATCATCTTGTTCTTTATGGTCATTAACTTCTCCATAAGACTTATCGTAATTGTTCATTGTTATTTGTTTTAATTATTTAAAACTTGTTTCTTTTTTAATATAGCATATTTCAATAAAAAATCTAAAAATGCCTATTTGCAATCTAAATGTATATTCTCCATTTGACAATACGATAGATGGCAATAATTCCCAAACAAGTGGAGATATGTATGCTTGAAACTTTAAATTTTTTATAAATTTAAAATATTTTTGCTCTAATTTTAATAATAAGTCTTGCATTGCTGTTTTCATAGGTTATTTTTTTGGTTTAATAATGTAAAATTGATTTAATTTAATTAATTAATGTTAAGTATAAGTACTAAATATAAAATATTTATAATTGGAATTATACTTCTAATTTCATTAAATATTTGTTTTTTAATTAGTTATTTTATAGTAATTAGAATTATATTTCTAATTTGCTTTTTGGATATTGTGTATAAAATTTTCCCATCCACCTTTCTGATTCAGCTTTATATTTTTGTTTAGCTTTAAGTAATTGTTGTATAGTTCCTTTTAAGTTTTTTACATATTCATCTTGCCTATTAAGTACTCCATTTTTACGCAGTGCTTTATTTTCATCTTCAAGTTCTGCTATTTGGCTTTCTAAAATACCAACTTTAAAATTAGATTCTTTTAATTGCCTATTTAATTCAGCAATTATTTCATCTTTGCTATAAATTCTTTTTACTTGAAGCAATACCTCTCGTTCAGTAAATGTTTTCATAGTTATTGTTTTAGGTTGTTAAAATATATCATTGTAGCGTATTTCTT